GTCCCTGGTCACAAGGCTAACCGGGTGCCCCCTACCGTAAAGGGTGAAGTGCACGTTGCAAGCTACAAACGGTTGCACAACTCATTCTGTATTTCATCGATTTCCTCATCAACGTGTTTTAAATGATCAGACAAACAAGAAAGATTGTTTGCATTGACTTCCTCGATCGAATTAAAACGATCCACCGAAACACGTAACAAAGAAATATCTTCATACACATCCTCTAAATCCTGTTCCCTTTCACGGACACGACATAACATATAAGTCACTACAATCACAGTAGCGCAGATCACTAAAACGATAGCAAGGGCCATACTTACACACCACCTTTCTTTATAGGACACCAACGAGGAGTATATTTACAAGGAACAATACTATCATTCCATCCAGTATAGCCAATAAAACCAGGCATGGATCGGAGATCACGATCAGAAAAATATTGTATAATATGTTCCTGATCCGGATGTTCACAAAAACATTTTTGTCGATTACCATACCGGGAATGATAAAGTTTACAATGTTCACATTCAGAGCATTTTATTTTAGCACCCATAAAACACCTACTTTCTCAATTTTTTGCTGGCACGCTTCAACTTCCGGGACGGGTTTACAATACCGTCAATATTCACCGGGTTATTCCGCTGCAGATCAAGAATCTGTTCTTCAGTCAACATATCACCTTCCTTGCACGACTTCGCAAGATTACCGACACATGCCAGGGTATCATAAGCATTAAATGCAGCATCCCGGATAAACCATCCGAAACGTCTTTTCGGCTTGATCAACGTAGGATCCGAAGCATTTTCCAAGTCAAAAGCATCATACTGCTCATGAACCATGATTCGCCATATCTTGTTACAGGTATAGACGTAGCTGGTCACCTGACGGAGCAGAGCATCCACATGATTAAACCGCTGTGAGGTGTAAATCAGACTGATATGATGATGTCTGCAGGTCAAAAGCGTGTTCAAAAACAAAGGATCAATATTACTTTTGAAACTCCGGGAATTAAGCTGTACCGAAAACTCATCACCCAAAACAATGGTACAAGTACGCGTATCATTCTGCTCATCGAGAGAGCGCATACGATCAGCCACCGCCACAATTTGAGACAAAGACACAAAATCCTCATAGGGGATAGCTAGGGAAACATTAGAGATAATATGTATCTTCTGGGTGACCCATTTCATACGGTTAAAATCATAAATCATCTTGTCGTTGTACCGCTTATATAGCGAAACAACCTTGTGCACCGCTGACAAGGTTTTACCCTTACCAAACAGACCTACATAGCATACGATCAAACCGGTATGACATATATTCCAACAGCGATAGCGGAAGTATTTATACAGATCAATCACAACATACCGCACGGTACTGATCGGATGCGTTACAATAACACGGACACAGACCGACATAATGCAGGCAAAAACAATGATAAATAATAACAATTCAAGCATACGATCACCTCCCAACCTTTAAGCAGTTAGCAGCTATGGAGCTGATGCTTTCTAATACCAAACAGAACACGATCAAACCGACCACAACAGCCGGAGTAAATTCATTCGATCCGTTACAGATATAATTAATTATGTTTTCCATTCTTCATAATCTCCTTTGCATAACGACAACTATTAACCAGGTAACACATTTTACACCGCTGGACATCATCCCCGGCGCGGATCACACGACAACCAACAAGATCATGACAATGGTTATCTTCATTGATGCAGGATCCTTTTAACCTGCAGGTAAAATTAGCGCACGGATTCATCTATCTAACACATCCTTCCTGCCATCCAGGCTGCGACCAGTCATGTTAGCAACTGTAATTTTTATCCGCTTAATTACCCAAAAAGAGAGCAGCAGAAAAATAATTGTGTCCAGTCTGTAATTTATTGCCGAAAAATAAGGCTCAAAATCGTTTGCAGATAAATTTTGTACTTGAACTTGTTCCGTCGCAGGTTCCGAAACAGCGACAGTAAAAGGTATATAATTACCATCACTATCCATAACGTAGACATTTGTTCCAGGTTCTCCTGAATCCACGGACTCAGTAGGGGATTCTTCCGTAACAGATCCGGCATCTTGTACCATATCGGATTCAATACTAACGCTATCGGATAATATAGGATCATCAGTTCCAGGAACATCCAAGGAAGTTCCCTGATCATCATTTTCAACAGTTTCAACAGTCTCGATATTTTCATATTCATTCATTTTAACAACCTTTCTTGAAAAGCATCCCCGGTGTGTGGTAAAGTAAAGAAAAACACCATACGGAGGGGAAAGACAATGATAAACAATTTTTTACAACTATCAACCGAAATGTTATCAACAATTATTTTGATTATGGCATTAGGATTGATTATTAAATTATGTATTTACTACTTAGTAATAAAAACAGCAGTCAAAAACGCAATTATTGAAGCAAGACTAGAAATCAAAAGAACTCCAGACCCTAAAAATTTAACACCACAAGAAGTTTTAGACCGCGAATTGAATGGCTGGAAATAATTCAACGGGTTAATCGGAAAAAAATATACAACAATATAAATCCGATTAACCCATACACAAGAACTTGAAACAAAGAAATCGTAAAACCACACAAATACAAATCAATATTCATGATTCTATAAGCAAAGTCAAAAATAACTCTAAAAATATCCACATAGATCACCTTCCCAAAAAACGCAAAAGAACAATAGCAACAAGCAAAACACCAATAGAAGTAATATATTGCACGGGGAGATAGCCAAATACAGCATTAACCATAGCAGGAAATTCCCCCAAGGAAGAAACCATAGATTGCATATTACGATACATCCATGTAAAAGAATTCATGTTCAAATCTTCCCAAGAATTAACATCTATATTTCCAGTTAATTTACCTTTATCATCGGTGGAATAATGATATGAATCGCTAGAAGCAGTATCTTGATTCCACAAACCACTTGAATCATCAAAGCCGCCAGTCTCAACATCAGTAGACGGCATAATTGTTGTATCTTTTGATTTAATATCAACTTTAACCCAACCGCCATAATGATATAAAGAATCTGAATCGTTATAAACTACAATGCGTAAATAATATTCAGTAGAACCATAAGATTGCGTTTTAATAGAAAAAGGATCAATTTCTTTTTCTTTTAACCAAGTCCAAACGGGAGTATTTGCATTAAAAGAATACGACCCAGCAGAATAAAAACAATCTTCACCATATTCTTTATAAATAAAATTTTCTTCTGTTTTTTTATTAAACCATTCAATGTAAAAGTTCTGCGCTACAATTTCAATTTGCGCATCATCAGGCAAAGACTTAAGTGTAGACCATTTAAAAGTAGCTTGCCGACCAGATCCATCATGAGTTTTCTGCTCTGTATAAATAACATTTTGAAGATAACCAATAGACGAATCATAAACCATATTGCCCTTATTAAGATCAGTAGGTTTTGATTTTTGAATAACCTTTTCAATATTACCTTTTACATCAA